CGCGCGGGTCTTGGCGGTACCGTGAAGACAGCTCGCCACCCTCGCCGCCAGGGAGGCTCTCAAGCCGCCCGGCGGAGCCGCCGAAGAGGCGCCCGACCACCTGCGGCATCAGCGCCTCGGCGGCGGCTTGGCGGCGGGCGAGGCCGGCGGCCTCACGTTCGGCGGCGCGGCTCTCGCGCGTCAGCCGCAGGGCTTCGCTGCCCGCCTCGGGCGAGCCCATGCCGCGGGCGATCACGCCGAGCACGGACATACTCGCCGTGCGGCGCTGCTCGGGGGTCATGTTCTCGTAGTCTTCCCCGAGCAGGCCGCCGACGTAGCGGCTCCAGAGTCCGGGCTTCTTGGGCTTCTCTGCCATGTTCGTGGTCCTCAGTCGAAGAGGAGGCCGCGAGTCTTGCGGCCGCCGTAGTTGCTGTACAGCTTGCGGTAGATGCTGAGCGGATCTGCGCCGGTGGGCTGGCCCACCTGAGCCGAGAGGGTGCTCGAGAGGTCCATTTCCTCCTCTGCCGGCGCCATCAAGCTCATCAGCCCCGGCTGCGGCTTGTTCTTCTTCTTGCCGCCGAGCTCCTGATCCTCGTCCTCGTCACTCACTCCGTAGCCCTGCGACCTGGAAAGGCCGGTGACGAGTTTCCCGAGAAAGTTCATCATCTCACACCTTCCCGCGGCGCTTGCCGCTGACCTTCTTGTCGAGCTCCTTCACGGCCTCGGTGAGCAGCCCGATGAGCTGCGGAGCGCTGACCTGCCGCATACCGTCGCCGCGGCGGCTGACGGCCTCTGGCATGACCTTCTCGACGTCCTGCGCCGAGACGCTGGCGTCTGTCTCGCCGCCCTCGTCCTCGCCTTCCTCGGAGCCGTAGCCGTTCTCCCACTCGAACTCGATGCCCTTGAGGCGGCGCACCTTGTCGAGCGGGTTCTTGATGCCGCGCACGTCGCGCTTCATGTCCTCGTCGGAGCCGAAGAACGGGGCGACCGCGCCGGCAACCTGCCCGGCCATGTTCCAGTAGGACGGGCGGCTCGTCACGGTCCCGGTCTGGGTCACGTTGTACGGCGACGCCGAAACCGCGCCCTGCCGGATGGCGAGCTGCTGCAGCGGGTACTGCTGCCGCCGCTGCCACTCCTCCTGCTGCCGGTTGAGCATCTCTTGGAAGAGGTTCTGCTGCTGCGCACCGAGGCCCATGAGCGCCTGCCCGGCGCCGTACCTGTTCTGCAGCGCCGTCTGGCCGAGGTCGGCCAACTGCCGCCCGGCGCCGAGCTGGAACTGCGCGCCCTGCATCCCGGCGGCCTGGTTGGCAAGCGCGGCCCGCATGGCGGCATCTTGGTTCATGCCCTGCGCCTGCAAGCTCAACTGCTGACCCTGCATTCCGGTCTGCTGGTTGGCAAGCGCCGACTGCATCTGCTGCTGCGAGTTGAAGCGCGCCTGTTCAGCAGACATCCCTTGCGCACGCAGCTGGTTCTCAAGGTTCTGCCGCTGCGCCTCCATCTGCTGCTGTATGTTGAACTGCTGCGCCTGCATACCCATCTGCTGACCCTGCATACTAGCCTGCTGGTTCGCAAGTGCCGCCTGCATGGCCGCTTGCTGGTTCGACTGCCCGGCGGTAAGCCCCATCCGCTGTGCATCCAGCGCGGCGGCCTGGTTCGCCTGCTCGGCAGACAGGCCCATCTGCATGTACTGCTGCACCGCCTGCTGGTTGGAGAGGCCCGCACGCATCTGCTGCTCAACATTGAACTGCTGCGCGGTTGAGCCTAGGCGCTGCGCCTCAAGCGTCGCCTGCTGGTTGCGCCCGGAGGCGTCGAGCATGGCGCGCTGGTTCGCCTCCTCTGCCGAGAGTCCCATCCGCATGTAGTCCTGCACCGCCTGCTGATTGGCGAGCCCGGCGCGCATTTGCTGCTCGACGTTGAACTGCCCGGCGGTGAGCCCAAGACGCTGCGCCTCCTGCGCGGCAGCTTGGTTGCGCGTCGCCGCGTCCATCTGCGCGCGCTGGTTCGCCTCCTCGGCGGAGAGCCCCATCTGCATGTACTGCTGTGCCGCGGCTTGGTTGGCGCGCTGCGCCTCGATGGCAGTCTGCACGTTGGTCGTCTCGGCCGTGAGCCCAAGCCGCTGAGCGTCGAGCGCCGCCTGCTGGTTGCGCGCGGCCGCGTCGGCCATCGCCCTCTGGTTGGCCTCCTCGGCCGACAAGCCCATGCGCTGGTAGTTCTCGACCGCGGCCTGGTTGGCACGATCTGCCTCAAGCGCCGCCTGTACGTTCGCCTGCTCGGCCGTGAGGCCGAGGCGCTGCGCCTCCTGCTGCGCCTGCTGGTTGGCGAGCGCGGCGCGCATCTGCGCGTCGATGTTTGCTTGTCCCGCCGTGAGCCCGAGCCGCGAGAGTTCGAGGTCGCGCTGCTGGTTCGTGATCTGCCCGCGCTGGGCGAGCTCCATCACCTGCTGCGCCGCCGCCTGGTTGGCGAGCCCGGCCTGCTGCTGCCGGCCGACGTCGGCCTCGCGCATCGCCGCCGCCTCGCGGAAGCCCTGCGCGCGCTGCTCGGCCACGAAGCGGTTACGCTCTCGGGCGGCCTCGCCGGCGGCGATGCCCTCTTCGATGGCCGCGCGCGAGCCGCCGAAGGCGCGGGCGGCGGTGGCACGGGCGGCGCGCCCGCCGCGCGCCTGCTCCTCGGCACGGCTGATGTCGCCGAGCCCGGCCTCGATGACCTGCTGCTCGTAGGGGTTCATGTAGGCGCCGATGTCGCGCCCCAGAACTGAGGCGGCGGCGGCCGTGGGCGCTGCGCCCGGCCCGCCGATCTCGCGCGCGGCGAAGGTGGTCCCGAGTTGTCCCGCGGCCACACGCTCGGGCGCGAACTGCGCCCCGACGCGACCGGCGCTGACCATACGCGGCCCGCCGCCAAGCGACGCACCGACACGTTCCGCGGCGATGCGCTCCGGTGAGAAGGTCGTGCCGACGCGACCAGCGGCGACTTGCGGCAAGCCGCCCGCAAGCGACGCGCCTATGTCGCGCGCGGCGATGCGCTCGGGCGCAAACGTGGTCCCGAGGCGCTCCGCGCCGACCGTGACCGGGCCACGGCCAAGCGCCGCACCGACGCGCTCCGCGCCGATAGGCGCCGCGCCGAAGGTGGTCCCGATTGCACCCGCCCCGACCCGCTCCGGGCCGCCGGCGAGCGATGCGCCGATGGGGGCTGCGCCGAAGGTTGCTCCAAGCTGTTGCGCGGCCACACGCTCCGGGTTAAACCGCGCGTCAATTTGACCTGCACTCATGGGGCCAACGCCAAATTGCGTGCTTACGCGCTCTGCGCCAACACGCTCTGGCATGAATTGCGTGCCAACACGCTCCGCGCCAACACGCTCAGGCTGGAAGCCCATCAGGCCCTGCGCGCTGCGCGCCGCCGCCTCCACCTCGGGGACGAAGCCGCCCTCCTGGGCGATGCGTCGCGTCGCAGCCTCGCCGGCCATGTAGTCGCGCGTGAACGGCGCGACCATGAGGCCGGTATAGGGCTGATACGGGATCGCCGCGACCTGCTCGGCGAACTGCAGGTTCCGCAGCACGCTGTCGTAGATCCTCGGGTCGATCTCGGTGGTGGACTTCTCAGTCTTCTTGGACTTGAACAGGTTGCTCATAGCTTTTTCTCGAGCACCACGGCGGTGCGTCTGTAACCCTCAAGCGCCCGCTGCCAGCCGGGGCGTCCCATGATCAGCATCGTGTCGCAGCCGATGCGCCGCGCCCATGCCTCGATGACCGGGCGTATCACGTCGTCGATCTCGCGCAGGTCGCCCGCGCCGATGATGACGGTGAGCTGCTTGATGCGCGGAAAGACGTCGATGGTCGAGACCACGCACGAATCCTTCGACGCCCAGAACTGGTACTCGCCGCGCGCGATGCCATCGAGCACGTCGGTGTAGTTCATCTGCCCATAGCCTTCGGCCAGCGCGCGCTCAATAAGCTCGCGGAATGGCGCGATGTGCTCGATGCCCTCGACCTCTTTCATCGCTCTCCCCCCGCCACGGCATCGAGCCGCATCGTGCCGACGCGCCAGTCCGTGGCCGGAGACGCGCCCGTGATCTGCATCTCAACCTGCCGCCCGGTGAATCGCACCGGGGTGTAGATGGAGTCGATGGTGTAGCTCTTGGTCGTCTCCGAGCCGTTCGGCGCGAACTTGGTGATGAACTGCAGCGACACCGCGCCCATCGCGTTTTCGTCGGCGATTACCTGCCGGGCCACCATCAGCCGCTCGCCGTTCCCAAACTCCACCGGGCCGCTGCGGGCGTAGGGCTCCACGCCGTCGTAGGTGACGCCGACCTCGTGCTCGTAGACATAGCCGTCCGGCGAGACCATCAGCGGGTAGCTGAAGACGCCGCGGTCGGTTCCGGCGGTGCGCTCCAGGGTGCCGATGGACCAGTGCCCCTCGCGGTAATTGTACGACACATACGAGTCGCACTCGCTGTTTGAGGTGCTCGGGTAGAGCCACCAGACCTCGCCGTATTGGTTGTTGGCGACGGCGTACACCTTCGAGCGCTGCGTCTGCGAGAGGTTGTTCACCACATAATCGAGCACGTCGCACTTGAGCGGGCGCACGAAGCCGTCGTACATGAAGAAGCCGCTCGGGCTCCACCAGTAGGCGACCGACTCCACCGCCGCCACGGCCTGGGCGCCGATGAGGCCGCAGCCGGTGGCGATGCGCTCGAAGCCGTAGACGAACGGCGGCCCCTGATACTGGGCCGTGTGGACGTCCACGTCGGTGAAAATCAGGTTCACGCCGCGCAGGCGCTTGCCGGTGACGATGGAGCCCACCGTCTCGAGCTCGAAGTCTCCGGCCTGGTTCGTGATGGCCGGGGTCCACATGGTGTTGTCTTCCTGGTCGGACCAGGCCACCTTGCGCGCGTTGCCGCCGGCGCCGAGGGCGAACACGAACCGCTCGGCCGTCGCGAGCACGGCCTTGTTTCCGGTCGGCGCGTTCGTAAGCGCCACGGCGTCGTTCGAGGTGTTGAGGTCCCACTCGTAGATCTTGCCGTCGGCGTTGCTGCACGCCAGCAGGAACTCGCCCCAGTTGTCGAGCGTCCAGGTCGTGGCCGGCGTCACCGTGCCCGTGTCCGGCCGCGGGGTGCCGTAGGAGAACAGGCCATATGGGCCGCCGCCATAACCCAAGTTCAGCACGGCGTCGGCGTTGCCGGCCGTAAAGCCCGCCGGGGTGATGTCGGTCAGGGTCCCGGCCTCGTTCATGGCGTACAGCTTCGAGTGCGTCCCGATGCCGATCCATCGCGCGTTGGCGTTCGAGCGCCACGCCAAGAGGCCGCGGCACTTGCCCGTGACCTGCCCGGTGGCGCGCTTGCGCCAGCCACCGACTGGACGCATGGTGCCCTCGTACCAGCGCACGAGCGAGGCGTCGCGCCAGCGGCCCTTGCTCTGGTAGTCGGTGCCGGAGCGGTAGACGCCCGGCGGCAGGCTGATGGGGATGAGTGCCATGTCAGTCCTTGGTCAAGGCTTGGAGCTCGACGAAGCGGGCGGCGTCGCGCTCGCAGGCGGCGAGGTGGTCGGCAAGAGCTGTTCCAAGGCTTCCCGCGTCTTGGGACTCTCCGGCGGGGCCATCAGGCGGGGCGGCATCGAGACACGCTCCGGGCACGCCGGGGGCGGCGCGGGCGTCGCGCAGCCGACGAGCAAGGTCGCGCCCGCGGCGATCAGCAGCGTCCAGCTTGTCCGTGAGTCCACGCTCCACCTCCTGATGCTTGGCCGTTTCCGCCCTGAGAGCCGCTGTAGCGGCCTCTGCGGCCTTGGCCCTCTCCAAGTACCACTCGGCCCTGACGGCCGCCCCTGCGGCCTCGTAGCCGCTCTGGTACGCCGTCCGGTAGCCGACCCAGCCGAGGGCGGCCAGCGCGAGCGCCAGTCCCGCCCCCAGCCAGAGCTTCACGCCGCCTCGGGCTTCTTCTTGGACAGCACCGACCACGCCGCCGCGGCGAGGGTGGCGAGGGCGCCGGCGACGGCCGCGACCGTCTCGGCGTCGGCCACACCCTTGGCGACGAGGAAGCCGCCGAGGGCGGCCACGATGGCGCGGACGATGCCCGCGATCTGTTCTCCGTTCATGCTCTATCTCCTACGCTTCGTTGATGGAGGGCTTCGCCCCCCGAGATGCGACGAGCGGCAGAGGGCCGCCCGGCGCGAGGTTCGTGGTGGGCCAGCGGTAGCCCAAGACCCGGCTGCGGTCGAAGGGCGCGATGGTCACGGCGTTGCCCTGGTTGCCGCCGAGCACCATCAGCCGCCCGGCCTCATCGTTCCCGACGACGAAGCCGACATGGCCCGCGCCGCCGCGCTCGAACACCGCGATGCAACCGAGCGCGGGCTCTCTGAGCAGGGAGCCGAAGTCGAGCCATGCCCGCGCGCGGTACCAGTGCGGCGGCGGGTTGAATCCCTCGAGGCGCATGACCGCCGCGACGAACACCCCGCACCACGGCGTCTCGTCGTCGCGCCACCATGCCTTGAGCATGACCAGCCACTTGCTGATGATCGGCGCCGTCGCCTTGCCGGGGACTTCCCGGAGGCCGAGGAAGGCGCGCGCGCGGGTGAGCCACTTCGGTTCCATCACGGCTTGCGCAGGTTCTTGAAGTGGACGGCGATGGCAAAGAGACCCGCCGCGATGGCGATGAGCCCGGCGATGAGCGAGATGATCTCGTTCGCCTGCGACAGCCACGATACGCTGGCGGCGGTCACGCTGCCGGCGGCGGCGACGTCGCCGACTCGTTCGATGGGGGTCGTCACGGCTCCTGCTCCTTGAGCTGCGCGTCGGCCTGCTCCTTGACCTTCACCACCAGAGGCCACGCGCCGCTGCTCGTCGGCAACTGCCCAAGCACTTGCATGATAGCCTGCACTTCGTCGCGGGTCAGTTTGAGGGTGATTTCCATGCGTGTCTCCTGTGTGTTACGGCCCGGCATCGCGCCACGCGCCGCCGGAGTAGAAATACAACTTGTTGTTGGTCGTGTTGACCACGATGGGTGCCATGCCCGTGATGGCGGTCGGCGTTCCGGTCGGCGTACCCGCGCAGGTCGGGACATACAAGAATCCGTCCGTCGCGGTCGTGGCAAGGGCGCCCGTTGCACCCGCACGAATGCTGCCGTTGCTTTCGATGCGAAATCGCTCGGTGTTGTTGGCAAAAAATGAAATGTCCGAAGCAGAAGTCGTGCCGATATCAAGACGGCCAACCGAAGCCCAGACCGAAGCGATGTTGACCGCAAAAGTTCCGCTGCCGAGCCTGACCTGATTGTTTGCACCAAACCTGCCGTTGCCCGCCACATCAAGCATCGCACCCGGCGAAGTCGTCCCGATGCCGAGGTCTCCGGCAGCGGTGAGCCGCATACGCTCTACGCCGCTATTGTAAAAAGTAAATGCGCCGCTGTTGTTCTGGATGCTGTGCTGCGTTGAGCCGTTGTTAAGGTAAACAGCCGGAGTGCCGCCCGAAACAAGAGAGCGAATTTCACCAGCAACATCAAGTTTTACACCCGGCGAACTTGTCCCGATGCCAACATTTCCACCAATCGTGATGCGGAACAGTTCCGTGCCGGTGCTGAAACTGTTTGCCGCGCTGCGGTACACCAACGAGTCCTCACCCGCAGGGAAGCCCAAGATGCCTGAGTTTCGGATGCCCGACACGCCCCAACTGATGAACGGGGCATAAGAGTCGGTTGGCGCGGTGACAATGACTGTCGAATCTGCGCCAGAATTGAGGGCGCGGATATTGCCCGCGACATCCAACTTGTAAATGGGCGAACTCGTCCCGATGCCGAGGTTCGTGCCGTCGAACACCAGCGCCGAGCCGCTCGTCGCCGCCTTCGACCCGTTGAGGTAGAGGACGCCGTTGGCGGTGCCGCCGTTGAGCGTAAGCGTCGAGGAGAGCGTCACCGCCGCAGCGTCCACCGTGCCGGTGAGCGTGGGCGAGGCCGACAGCACGTTGTTGCCCGTGCCGGTGTTCGTCACCGACACCGCCTGCTTGCTCGCGTTCAGCGCCAAGGCCGTCGAGGCCGTCAGCGCCGACATCGTGAGCGTCCCGCCCACCGTCAGCGTCTTGCCGGTGCCGACGTTGAGGCCCACCGACGTGCCGCTGCCCGCGGCGGCGAATACGCCGTCGATCAGGTCGCTGTTGGTGTTCCATTTGGTGCCCCAGGTGTCCGCCGATGCGCCGACTTCCGGCTTCGTCAGGCCCAGGTTAATGGTGGTTGTGTCAGCCATGTTTGCTTACCTCAAGCGGCCTGTAAGTAGGCCGGGTGTGTCTTCTCTGTCCAAGTCTCCGCCGTGTCTGCCACCGGCGCCCATGTCTCTGCGGTGTCCGCCACCGCGCTCCAGGCGACGACCGTATCGCTCGCCGCGCTCCAGCTCTCTGCCG